CTTCAAAAATTCTCTGGGGGATGTTTTAAGAGACCCTTTTGGCACTTTTTCGCGGAACTTTCTGATACATGCGTTTAAAAACTAGTAAAGCTGTGGTCTAGTTCTCCTTTCAAGGTCTTAAAAAGTCTTTAAAACTCAGAAGGTTCCGCAAAGAAGTGCTTTGGAAGTGTGTAAAACTATATTTAAAGTTAGGAGAATGTTATGGAAACTGTTGAAAACAATACTGAAACTTTTTCAAATAGTGCCCCACCTCTTCGAAATCTTGAAAACAGAGAGAATCAATTGATAGAAGCAGCGTATTCATTAGCTGAAGAACGTCTTAAGAACAAAACCGCATCTGCACAAGAGATTGTACACTTCTTAAAGATGGGTACAGCACGTGCACAGCTTGAAAAGAAGAAACTTGAAGCTGAAACAGCACTTCTAGAGTCTAAGAAAGAGGCAGTTGACTCTACAAAGCAAAGTAATGAAGTTTACCAAGAGGCATTGGAAGCATTTCGATCTTATAGTGGACAGTCTAATGGCGAATAAATCGTATAGAGAGATGCTACAATACAAAACATTCGACGAACGTTTTAACTATCTTAAACTAAATGGAAAAGTTGGAGAAACTATATTCGGGTTTAATAGATTTGTAAATCAGAATTTCTACGCTAGTAAAAAGTGGAGGTCTGTTCGCTCTCAAGTAATAATTCGAGACAATGGATGTGATCTTGGATGCGACGATCGTTTAATAGGTTCTAGAATACAGATACATCATATTAATCCAGTAACTATGGAAATGTTAGAAAACGAAGATCCATGTTTGTTTGATTTAGACAATCTTATTTGTACAGATTACATAACACATAGAGCTATACACTTTGGAGATGCAAATTTGCTTCAACAAGATTACGTTCCGAGACGTCCTGGCGACACTAAACTTTGGTAAGGAGGATTGCATGGCATATACGATGGCTACTATTGCTAATTGTCGACGAGCTTCCATTCGGCGAACGCCATGGATTCCTTTAAGACAGGAAGAGCTAGTCGGAATTCGTGATGGTCCGATAAAGAAAGAAAATACTGTTAAGAAAGGTCAGTCAATCGAAGTAGATTTAGAAGACATTTGCTATGATTGGACTGGTCGAAAGTTCTATAAGGTTCGACATCCTGATGGATGGATTTACGAGGGTTGTATTAGCGTAGGAGATGATGGCGGATGATAGAAGATGATGACATCATCTTAGTCGAGCTTAAACGATTACTTGAGATAGAATCTGAAACTACAGAATTCGACATGGATGTATTAGCTAGTGCTAATGCTGCATTTTTTACATTGTATGAACTTGGCATAGGACCAAATACTCCATTCTACATGACTGATACAACAACATGGGACGAATTTGTAACTACTATTCCAAAACCAATAATTTTAGACTATATTTTTCTAAAGACTAAACTAGTTTTCGATCCTCCAGCATCGTCTTTTGTTCTCGAAGCGTTTAAAGAAAGAATCGGTGAGTTGGAGTTTCGAATGAATATTTATGTAGATGATGGCGGAGGAACTATAGTTGGCTAAGTAGAATGGAGGTACATCATGAGCTATGATGGTCATTCTTATGGTGAAGATTACCTGATGCATCATGGTATCAAGGGTATGAAGTGGGGTGTTCGTCGCTTTAGGAATTACGATGGCACTCGTACTGCTGCCGGAAAGGCTCGTGAGAAGTCTAGTGGCGGTGAGTCTTCATCTGGAAAAGGAATGTCTGACAAGACTAAGCAGAGGCTTAAGACTGCTGGAAAGGTTGCTGCTGGTGTAGCAGGTGCTGCGGCACTCGCTGGCGGAGCATATTATCTTTCTAAGAGTGGTAAGGGTGCTGCTATTGCTGGAGCTGCTAAGAATGCTTTAAACAAAGAGAATGCAAAGGCTCTTCCTGGTAAAGTAAAGGAGGCAGCAACTAATAGTCCTAGGCTTCAAGGAGCAAAAGTAGCAGCTGGTACTAGAGTATCTGAAGCTAGAGATGCTGTTAAGGCACTTCCTGGTAAAGTTAAAGGTGCTACTAGCAATCCTAAGCTTCAAGGAGCAAAAGTAGCAGCTGGCGTTAGAGCATCTGAAGCTAGGGATGCTGTTAAGAACGCAGCTGGAAGTGCACGAAATTCTGCATCTAATATTAGTAGTAGAGTTAAGAATACTGCTGCTAAAATTAAAGATAAGTCTAAAGATGCTGCAAGAGTAGCTAAGAAGAAAGTTGATAGTAATTCTTATGTGCAAACAGCTAAGACAGGACTCAAAGCAGCTAAGTATAACAGTCATGTTGTTGGTACAGAGAGACCTAGTAATGCTATAAGGAATGCGGCTTCAAACCTTGGCGGTAGAGCTAAAGGTGCTGCTGGTAGCGTAAGGAACGCTGCTAAGAATGCAGCATCAAATGTCAGGGCTAAGGCGAACAGTCCTAAGGCTCGCGGTGCTAGGGTAGCAGCTGGTGTTAGAGCATCTGAAGCTAGGGATGCTGTTAGGAATGCTGGATCTGCTGTTAGAAATACTGCTAAGAATACAGCAAGCGCTGCTAAGAATGCATCTTCTAAGGTTAGGGATAAAGCTAAAGACACTGGTACTGCATTAGCTAAACGCGCATCTAGCAATTCTTATGTTCAGACTGCTAGGACTGGTGTTAAGGCAGCTAAGAATGCTGCTAATAGTGAACGAGGTAGACAATATAGACAGCGCGCTAATGCTGCTCTTGCGACTGGTGTAGGTGTAGCTGGTGCGGCTACTCTTGCTAATACCGGTGCAGTCTTATATCAGGCTAACAAGCAAAGAAATGCTAGAAAGAATAAATCTAATAATTCAAATAAATCCAATAGCAGTAAACGTAGCAAGCGTCGCTAAAACTTAAGTAGGCGATGCATATGTATCAAAATACATATTTAATGCATCATGGTGTTAAAGGAATGCATTGGGGTATACGACGCTATCAAAATCCAGATGGCACACGTACAAATGCTGGTAAACGCCATGAACAATTATTGTATAAGATAAACGAACATCGAGCTAATAGAGCTGCTGCTAAACAAGCTAAGAAAGAAGCTCGGGCTGAAAAAAGAGCTAAATTTACTTCTCCGGAAGCAAAAGAAGCTTATAAGAAAATAGCTAAGGGAGCTGCTATAACAGCTGGTATTTTAGCTGCTGGTTATGCTGCTAAAATCGGAATAGACGAACTATCTACTAGTAGAGATATTGCATCTGTAAAAAAATATACTGAAAAACTTATGGAGAATCACTTTAAAGATCTAGACGAGTATCAGCGTTCTGTAATAGCTAATAATATTAATAGACATAATTTACAAGAAGCTTCTACGCAACGAATGGATAGGGCCATACGTAACAGTAATCGTATTGAAGATTTTGTTAATGCATATCTTAATCCAATGACAGCAAATGTTTCAAGTCAAAATACTTATAGAACTAACAGATATACTGGTAAGTATTCTAATAAGAATAAAGGATTCGATCCGGATGCACCATTCGGTACTATTAATGAAAGCAATTTGCACGATAAGTATGAGCAAGGATTAAGGAAAAGTGTTTCTAAAAGATAGGACGTTGTAATGCAGAGTACATATTTAATGCATCACGGCATTAAAGGTATGCATTGGGGTGTACGTCGCTATCAAAATCCCGACGGTACTCTAACCGCTGCTGGTCTACGCCGTGAACGTAAAGAACAAGCTAGAGCAGAGAAACAAGCTCGTAAAGCTGTAAGAGAACAGCGTAAATGGAATCGAAAGAATGCTTCTTTGCTTAGTGACGCAGAGCTTAATGCTCAGATTAATCGTCTTCAAAAAGAGCGTCAGCTTAATCAGCTTAGTGCAGAAACTATCAACCCTGGACGAAAGAAAGCTGCCGACACTCTTGAACGTTATGGAACTATGGCACTTGGAATCGCTGTTAGTTCTGCTGCTACAGCCGTAGCTACAAAGTATATTTCTAATACAATTAATCCTCGTAAGTCTACTCTTGAGAACATGCGTGAAGTTGCTGAAGCTCAGCGTACTCTTGCTGGAGAAGGATATTATCAAAAGCATTACGATGCTAACGGAAATGTAAGAAAGTAATTGAAAAGAGGTTGGCATGAGCCTTTCAAACACGGCCGTGCCGAAATACTACGGCCTTTTTCGAGATGCTGTCATCCGTGGCGAGATTCCAGTATGCGAAACTATTTCTATGGAAATGAATCGCATAGACGATAATATAGCAAATCCTGGAATTTATTACGATGACGAAGCTGTAGAAGGTTGGATTAAATTTTGTAATAATGAGCTCACCCTAACAGATGGATCAGATCTACAATTGCTAGACACGTTCAAATTGTGGGGTGAGCAAATTTTTGGATGGTACTATTTTGTAGACGGATCTGTATACGAACCATATCCAGATGGACATGGCGGACGATATGTTAGAAAGTCTATAAAGAAACGTTTAATTACTAAACAATATTTGATAGTTGCTCGTGGTGCTGCAAAGTCCATGTATGCATCTTCTATTCAATCGTATTTTGTGTCAGTTGATCCAAGTACTACAAATCAAATAGTAACTGCTCCTACAATGCGTCAAGCTGACGAAACTCTATCTCCTATTCGAACTGCTTTAGCTAGGTCTAGAGGACCGATGTTTAAATTTTTAACAGCTGGTTCTATTAACAATACAACTGGGTCTAAACTTAATCGTCCAAAACTAGCTTCCACTAAAAAAGGCATTGAGAATTTTCTTACTAATTCAATAGTTGAAGCCAGACCAATGTCAATAGATAGATTACAAGGATCTAGATGTAAAATTGCCACAATAGATGAATGGTTATCTGGAGACATTAAAGAAGATGTTATCGGCGCACTAGAACAAGGCGCATCTAAGAATGGAGACTATTTAATTATAGCTACCTCATCTGAAGGCACTATTCGAAACAGTGTTGGCGATACAATCAAAATGGAAATCATGTCGATTCTCAAAGGTGATTACATTAATCCGCATGTCTCTATTTGGTATTACCGTTTAGATGATGTTAAAGAAGTTGCTGATCCTGCATTGTGGGTAAAAGCACAGCCAAATCTTGGAAAACTTCCTGGTGGTTATGAAGCGTACCAGCTTGATGTTGAGCGTGCTGAAAAGAATCCATCAGTTCGTAATGATATTCTTGCAAAACGTTTCGGAATTCCGATGGAAGGTTATACGTATTTCTTTACTTATGAAGAAACTAAACCACATCTTAGACATGACTTCTGGTCTATGCGAT